CTTTTAAGATAATCTACATAAAATGAATTTGTTTCTTTATATTTACACTGAATATCTAAAATCTCTGATGAATTACGATTTTTGTCAACTTCATCATTCCATTCTGATGATATATCCTGATTTTCTAATATTCGTTTTTTGCCTCTATATTCATATACTTCATTCATATGATGCCGGCGTTGGGTTTGTATAGAAATAAATTCCCAAAATCCAAGTGACTCTGCTAGTGCTCTTGCCTCTTCAATTTGATGCTGATTGTGTTTAAATATAATCATTCTCCAAATTGCCTTACCACCACCTTCTATAAATGCTTTAGCATTTTTCATAATCTTATCGAAATTAGCACCTATTCTATAATTCTGTAAGGATTCATTTCCAACACCATCAATCGAAAAAAATATAATATTTTTAGGATTGCCATTAAATATCTTCCCCAATCTTCTCCAATAATCAGAAGTTCTCACTGACCCATGTGTACTTACTTGAAAAGCAGTATCTGTTTCTGTTTTAAGAAATTCACATATAGGAAGAAAATCTTTACTTAAAACAGGTTCTGATAAATTACCAATAAATCTAATATGACTTACAGGATGTCGAATATTTTTATATGCTGCTCTAAATGTTATTAAAGAAGTATCAACTTTATTTAAATCATCATATTTCCATTGTAATTTACCATCCTTAATTTCATTACGACCACACTGAGGACACATAAGATTACAAATATTATTCAATTCCCACTGAATACTTAATGGTTTAGTTAAGTCATACATCTACAATTCTAAATCTTGTGCTTCATTATATAAGGACTTCATAGTATTCTTTAACCTTCTCTTACTAAGAGTTACATCTAATTCATCTATATATTTCTCAAGGAGACTTAAAGTATCCTCTGTATTTTCAACAATATCATCAGATACATTCCCTGCATCCAGTTCCGAAAAATCCTCGATAATCTTTACTTCATAAGCATCTACTTTTAAAAGTCGATCTACAAATTGATCAAATCCATAAAGGTCTTTCTTATTCACTACAATCAATTTTACATAACATTCCTTATATTGATCAACATCATGTTTATTATAATCTGCATTAGAATCATCATAAAATATCTTCTTAAACAACTTATATGGATTAACTATACGTTCTAGTTCTCTTGTTGCTGTATCATAAATATGAAACCCCTTCGGATCGTCATAATCATTCCACATAATTTCATAAGGAGTTCCTAGATAAAATATATGACCATCATCTGATTTATGGTGATAATGTCCACTAAAGACAGTATCAAATCGTCTAAAAAGTTCACTGTCATAATTTCCGTCTGCTATTTGTCCTTTATGCATCTCAAAACCATTAATCTCTAAATGACCCATAAGAAGGTCTGCTTTGCTTTTAGATAATGCTTGCATAGATGAATCATAGTTACCACTATTAATCCAAGGCATAAACAAAATAGGAGTACCATCAAACTCTACAACATCTGGAAAAGTATAAATTTTAAATCTATCCTGTCCTACAAGTTCTTCCATAGAATTTACTTCACTGGTATTCTTATAATATGTGTCATGATTTCCAACAATAATATGTAAATCAATACCAAGTTCTGTAAATCGATTTATAAATCGTTTTCGAAAATCTGTAGCAGTTTTATACGATACATACTTACGCCTATCCATAACATCACCCATATGGATGCACGTAGTAATTTCCCTCTCTATCAAAGTAGGAAAAAATATATCGTCATAAAATTTGAAAAAATAGTCGTTGAAGTTTTGATTATCGTTTCTAGCACCGAAATGTGTATCAGTGATAATTGCTATCTTCAATCTTGGGCCTCCATAAAATTTTCTAAACCTTTAGTTTTCTTCACAATTTTCTTTTTTGGTTTATACACATCTTCATCTGGTAGCATAATATTAGGATCAAACCCTTGTACAGAATATCCCCTATCATCACCCTCCATCACAGTATAAGAAGTAAATTCATTCTTCTCTATCATTTTATTCTTAACGTGGGTTTGCTTCTTTTCCTTTGCTATCCTTCGCAGAAAGGCATAATAGATAATCTGTGTAAAATATGCAAAGGGATTTGTCGATTTTTCTGGATTAAAATTCCTCACATACTGAAGACAATTTTCTATGCCATCAGATATCATCTCATCTCTGTAAGTATAATTAATAAAGTTAGGTCTATATGAAAGGTGAGTTGCGATCTTTAAAAAACACTCTCCAATATAATCTGTAACAGGTGGTTGTTCATCTTCTGTACATCGTTCTTTCCATTCTACCATTGCGTGTAAAAATTTCTTATTATCCACATAATGAATACTTTTTGCTTTTGCCATGACCACTCCTCTGTAGTAATCTTTCTTTTAATCATACATTAGTTGTTCTTAAATGTCAAGGGATAATTGGAAATTAGTGAATAGAATCGGAATCTGGATCCATTTCCTCTAACAATTCGTTATAAACTTCTTCATCACTCATGTCTTCCTCATGAATTTCTTCATCTATAGTTTCTACAAAACCATCCATCTTTTTTAAAACAAATTCGTAATATTTTGATAGACCTGGAGAAACATCTGCCACCATTATAATGCTTGTTGAAGGAATATCGAAAATAGTTGTTTCTGTAGCAGGATGTACCCAATGACTTAAATTTAAAGATTCAACAACTCTATCTTTTTGCATCCTTGGTGCAACTTGCATCTTTAAAGGAAACTCAACTCTAATATGCTTATCACAATCTATTGGAGTAATTGAACAAATGATATCCTCACCATTTATTAATTTAACAATCTTATAGGGTGATGGGGTCATTTTAGTTTTACCTTGCTAATTTCGTAGTCGAATTGTTCTTCATTATAGATATTTAGTCGTTCAGTGAAGTGTGTGAGTGTGAAGTTGCGTCTTTCTTTATAGGATATATCGTCTGCTATATCAAATATTAAAATGGAATCTTTAACCTCACTACGCCTAAGCCCTCTCCCAATCGATTGGAGTACTCGAATTTTGGACTTACTTGGACTTGCGAGCACGATATTGTTAATGTTGCGAATATTAATACCAGTGCTAAAAGTGCCATAAGAGGCAATCGTGATCGAGTGCTTCTCTCCATCAACAATTTCTCGTATGTCTTCCCTTTCAGTCGCCCCTGTCGCACCATATACAAAAAATATGGGAGTCCCATTTGCTTTCTCCTTTACCTTATCATATAAAATTTTACCATGTTTCTCTACCAATTGAAATAAACAAAGACTATTGCCAGTAAGGTGTACCAAGAGATTAGCAATAAAATCGTTTCTTTTGTTATTTCCTGTAATGTATGTAAGTTCTTCTGCATAGGACATCTTCTCTCTTATGTTAGGGTGTCTTATTATTATACACTTTATTTTCAAATTAGCAAGGGTCTTTTTGTCCATCAACTCTTTAGTAGATACTACCTTTTCTACTGCACCAAATAGTCCCTCTAGTACAAGTCTATGCGTCTGTGTGCCGTCTAACGTCCCTGTAAGACCGAATCTATACTTGCACTGGTGTAACTTGGTCATAATACCAGTAAGTGATTTTGCTTTAAATAGATGTGCCTCATCACCAATCACACATCCAAAATTTTCGAAATACTTTTTAGGCATCTTATAGATAGATTGCCATGTAGATATAACTACATCCTTAGTTACTTTTCTATCATGTCCTTGGTAAATCTTCTGACAATATGTACCTGAACTCCACCCGTAATCCTGAAAATCAGAATACATTTGTTCTACCAAAGATGTGGTAGGCACAAGAATTAAAGTCGTATGCCCTGCCATCTGGTAGTAACGAACTAAAGAATATATTATAAGCGACTTACCAGAAGCAGTAGGACTAACAAGCAGAGCCCTATTTCTAGACAAGGCATGTTGAACAGCCTCCAACTGATAATCTCTAATCTTGAGGGATTTACCTTTTGATTTTGGTTTGAGTGATCTGATAAATCCTCTAACCACCTCACGAACAACATCCCGCTCATCTTCTACTCCTTCTTCCATTATATATGATATGTGATTACTATCACAGAATTTTTTG